ATCCATCTGTGTTCCACAGGATTTGGTGGTCGCCAATCTTCAATCAACCCGTTAGTTGGTGGGTGCGACACTAGATATGGTGGTGGTGAGATGCCTCGCGTGCGCGTTACGGAATTCTTTTGCGAAAGTGGGAGCGATTCCCAGCATCATTTTGTTGCTCTCACCCAAATGATCCAGCCATGTCCACCATAAGTCAACCCATCGGTCCACTTGTGATTGAACATGGGTGTTCAAGCCCAACTCCGCACAAACACTAGGCTTTAGCAACACACCCTCTCAATTGCCCGTAAATGCCCCTGTACGCTCTCGACCATATTTCTGGACACATTACCCGTAGAAAAGCCCCAGACGCTGTGTGAGCGATTCTGGGGCAATCTAGCGCGGTTTGGTGGAGGATCTTGCCTGTGGGTCAGACAAAGTGCTGGTATTGACCGTTCAAGCGCAGTGGCAGGACTACATCACGCTGTCCGTTCCGTAGCTTGCCAATCTTCAACCCATCGTCAGCAATGAAGATGAGCGCGTCAGCGTCCTGCTCGATAGCCCTAGACTCTCGCACCTGATTGTTGTCGTTCAACTGCGAGGCTGAGATGACTGGACATTTGAGGTGCTTGGCGAGTTGCTTGAGTCCACCGCTAACCCGTGCGACTTCTTCCTCGCGTGATTCCCTGCTGGAGCGTGAGCCGCGAATGAGTTGCAGGTAATCAACCACCACAAGGTCCAGACTTCCATGCAGGTCACGGATGCGTTCAGCCTCTGCCGCGATGCTGTCAATGCTCTGGTTGGAGCTAGAGTCAATCCAGAGTGGGGCTGATGAGATCTGCTCAACTCCGCGCTGGATTTTCTGCAATTCATGCTTGGCTGCGCTGCGGGGCTGAGTGATCGACCCGTAATTTGTATGAGTCATGGTGCTGATGAGGCGACCAATGACCTCGTGGGTCATCATCTCCAGCGAGTGGATTGCGACTGGTCGCTGGTCTGAGATGAACTTGCTGGCGATCTGGAGCATGAGTACGGACTTGCCTCGGCTTGGCTTTCCGGCAATCACCCAAAACTCACCCGGACGCATGCCACCGCAAATCTCGTCTAGTTCTGGGATGCCTGTGGACATGCCCGGAAGGTCGCCTGAGTTGTAGTCACGCAGTAGGTTTTCGATGAATGCCTTGCCAGCCTTGTCAGCGTCGATGCTGCGCTGCTTTCCGCTGACAACCTGCTGAAGGCTTTGGAGTGTAGTCCTGAACGAGTCGATTGCGCTGGTGGCATCCTCAGCTTCTGCGATCTGCCTAGCTGCATGCTGGGCAAGCCTGCGTGCTTGGTATTCCTTCAGCGTCGAGACCCACTGCGTCCATCCTGCGGGAGTTGGAGCGTAATTATAGCACTCAACAACCTGCGAGGCTCCGCCGATTCTGTCCAACGTTCCTTGCTCCGTGAGGTGCTGGACAACAGCGATGAGGTCGTACTGGTTGTTGTCGCTGGCTGGAAGCTCGCGGCATGCCGTCCAGAGCGTATTGGTGTCTGGATGGTGGAATGAATCTTCTGTGATTCCGTCTGCGGCTGCACGCTTGAGAAGCGTAGCGTCCTTGAGGATGGATGAGATGACAGCCTTCTCGCTGGTATGGGCCGATGGGATGGTTGGTTCTGTGTTCATTGGTTCTGGTTCAGATTCCGAACTGGTCGGAGGTTTGGGGTCTTGTGGTTTGCTTGTCACGGGCCTGCCATGTCCTGACTGCTGACTTCCAGCACTTCATCGGAGCCTTGCCCACAACCCAACCTTTTGACTCGTAATAGTCAATGAATTGTTGGGCCTTGAGGAACTTTGGGGTGAGGCTTGATCCGTAGGCTAGCACATCCGCTACGGATGGTTGCTTGAACCGCTTCTTGGGTGTGTCTCTTGATTGTTTGTTGTCCCTATATGTTCTATTGACGGTTCTTTAATATAGGGCAGGTCTCCAGTACGGACTTCTAGAGGTCTCCGCTGCGGACTTCTAGAGGTCTCCAGTACGGACTTCTGGATTGTGTAGATGACCTCGTTTCGTCCTCGGTGACGCTCCACGATTCCACTCTCCTCAAGCTCATTCAAGGCCTTGAACACGCTGCTCCTAGCTAGACCCGTCTCGGAAGCAATGGTTTCAATGTGCGGCCAAGCCACACCCTGATCGTTCGCATTATCAGCGAGCTTCAGCAGGACAAGTTTGGCCTTGGCATCGGCCACAGGTGTTTTCCACGCTTGTGATATGTAATGGATGCTCATTGAACTTCTGTATTCTGAATCATCACCAACAGCAACAGCCTCTCAAGGATCTTTCCGCGTGACCAAGATTGGTAGTACGGGCGTGAGTTTAGATTCTCTAGGATCTCCCACGCTTCTGGTGACATCGTGATGCTGCAACACCTGCGGCGTTTCTCTGGTGGTTTTTTTGGTCGTCCTCGTTTCATTGCACTTTTTACAGGTTGGTAAGTATTTGAATTCATGTTGGTGTCTTGGGAGTCCGCAGGTTGTGCAGATCCTCCACTTGATTGGTTCTGTCATGCGTAAGGCTTGCTATCGTTGTCGTGGTCTGAAGAGTCGAATGGGTTGGCATCGTGCGGCCAAGTTTGGTGTCGCAATACTTGCTCTCTCCATCGTTGCGCTTCTGCTCTCCACAGGTCTACCTCACCTTTCAACTTCGCATTATCAAGTTCCGCCCTGTCTGCCCTGCTGCGCCACTCTTTCGTGACCCGGCACATGGTGGTGATGCTCAGGTGGTGAGATGCCATGTGTCCACAGCACGCACACTCGTAATCTGTCTCTGGTGGGTGGATCTGCTGACAAGTCGGGCAGTCCCATCCTTCATGGTCTGGTAGCTCAGTCATGGTTCCCCTCCTCAAAGTCGATTACCTCGTCGATTTCCAGCCAAATGCCATTCTCGATTTGAGATGTCATCAATTCCTCGCTTGGGGTGTCTGTGTGCTTGTGAGCGCGGTGGTATCCGTAAATGATGCCATCACTTATCGCTCTTTCCAGTATTGTCCTTAGTTTTGCTTTCATTGCTTTCTGTGGTTTGTGGTTTGCGAAATATGTCGTCGTAGTTCTGCCCGTACACCTCGGTGTTGACCGGGCGCGGTGCGTCACCCTTTCCTGCGCTCATGGCTGGCCTCCTTTGTACTGGATGTAGCACCAGATGAGTCCAACCCACCATGCGATGGCAGATACTAGGATGAACACCCTGTCCCATCGAATGTAACGCTGTGGGCGGCGGCGTGGCATGTGGATTATTGGCAGGCCAATCCGGGCCTTCTTAATTGTGTGTTTGCGTTTCATGGTTAGTAGCTGTGTGTAAATTCTGCGAGTAGGATTGCTGCCTGCACAAAGCCCCATCCAAGGGCTGCACAGGCGATGGTTTGGGCAATGAATGTGATTGCTTTCATTAGTAGCAAACTTCCACTCCTTTCTGTTCAAGTGCCGTAAGAACAGCATCATCGACAAGCTCGCGCTCAACGCTGGTGTAGTGCAACTGCCTGATGGCATCGCTGATGCACTTTACGATATTATAGACTGTGACATCTGTGGTGCGCTCCACGCCTTCAAGGACGGCAAGCGAGAGGTTGACTGCTTTGGTTTCGTATTCGTTCATGGTTCTGGTTGGTTGGTTGTGCCGGGGGTGGAACCCGGCGGGGTGGTTAGATGTTGATTCCGTTAACTGCGAGTTGGCGTTTTGCTTCACGCTCACTAATTGCTCCCTCAACCAGCAAGTCCAAGATTGCCTCAGCTGCCATGCGTTGATTGTAAGTTGGGATGGTTTCGATGATTGTTTCAATTTTGTTTTTCATTAGTTGGTTCTGTTGGTTGTTGGTGTTGCCTGCTGGCAACGAGAAGACAATCCAGCATGTGCTGAATAAATTCAACAGAAAAATGCAGAATGGATGAAGAATCCTCTGCAACCCGCTTAAACACTAGGAATTTTCCTACTCCAATTCGTCGTCAAGACCCGGATATGACCACATTGGGGCGGGTTCCGTGACATCTTCGGGCGAAATTCCACGCTCGTCGATGATCAATGCCTTGGCGAGGATCGCGTAGTTGACGAGGTCGAGGCATGCATCTTCCGCTGACTCATTAGGCACAGCGAGCTTGCCATCATTAGCAAATGACTTCAGTCGCTGCAGCTTGTCCTGCATGCGTAGTAGCAGCCCGGTGATTGGGTGCAGTCCCAGTGACTCACTAGCCTTGAAGTTAGCTAATGCATCGTGTGCATGCTCGCCTCCAGAATAGTCATTGTTTTTTACATCCATGATTGCAAGTGCTTGCTTGCATGTTTCTGTGTGTACCTTTAGTAGTGCTTGTTTGTTCATTTCGTTTGTTCCATGTTTTGTAGTTACTTTCGTCCGAGTAAAATGGATCGTTCTTCATCAGCCATCGCTCACATGCTCGACGGACATCCAAGAACATCTCTTGTGGAAGACCATCTTTAGCTAGTGTTGGGTTTCGTACAAACCTAGGCATGCGTGTTGTTGTTAGGTGGCATTAACCACAATGCAGCCACAATTGCAACCACCAAAAAGTATGTAATATCCTCATGCATGGATGAGTCTGCGTTTGATATTGTGAAGGTTGATGCAAGCCTGCACAAACAAGCCAGCATCCTCGGTGTTAGTGAGAGCAGCCAACTCTGATTGCAAGCAGTCCAAGCACCCGCGTCCACCACGCGAGCCTTTCTCGCAGTCGTCGTTGTAGCATGTGCTGTAGGTTGCGGGCCACAGCGGAAACTGCCTGTGGATGTCGTGCATGATGTTTTCGACGGTTCTCATATTATCTGTGTGGATTTAGTGCTGCTTTTCTCCAGAAGTCTCTAGACTCCTCTAGGCTTTTAATTTCAGCTAGTAGCTTTAACTCTCGTTCTGAACTCATTCCAAGCAGTCTAGCTTGCTCCATGCATTCCTCGCGTAATGCGTAGACTTCCCTTGGTGTCCAGTCCACATCGCATCCACATTCTGCCTCGCTGTGAGCGTGACATAGACAACCTTTGCCGGGTGTGTGGTCTTGGTTCATGATAGGTCTATGGCTGTGTTGTTATTTTGCAACCCTTTCTTAGATTGTCAATCGCCCAAAGTGGTTGGAGGTTGGTGTAGTGATTGAGCTTGATTATTTCCTCTTCAGAATTTGCTGACGCGAGTGGTATAATATGGTCAATGTGCCATAAATTACGATTTTCAAAAGTCATCCCATCCAAAAATTTAGATTTAATATAAGCTGCAAATTCATCCCAAGTACATCCCAATACATCACCATTTTTTGATGTTTTAGAATAACCTTGTTGAAGAATTGCCATATTTATTCTTGTTCTTACTCTACTGGCTATTGAAAAAACATGATCGGAATCTCGTTTGTGTTTCATGTATTTTCTGTGATATTCTCTACCAATCTCGCTTTTAGACCAAGCTCTTTTTTTGGATTTAACTTCTGCCCTCTGATTATACATTTGAATTTTAGATGCGCCTTTTGAACTTTGTTTATATTCTTTTCTTTTGGCGAAAGCTTCTGGGCTTTTATTGTAAGCCTTCAATGCCTTTGAGCTATGTTCTTTGTATTTTAAAGCTTGATCCCAAGTGATCCAACGCTGTCCGTTTTTGTATGTTTTATTATAATGCCAAAAAACTTTGCCATCACAACGCACGTCCCATTTTTTAAACCTCCATTTTAAATCATTGCTCATTGTTTTTTTCCGTAATGTGCTATGAGTAGTGCATCTGCCGTGGCGTGTGTTACTTTATGACTTGGAAATAACTCTTGTGCCTTCCGTTTGCTTACATTCTTGTCACCTTTAGTCATGCAACCAAGCTCCTTCTGCCAGACCTGTGGGCGAACACGCTCGAATGGTATCCCTGCGGCGGTGAGTGCCATCTCAAGGTTGCCGTAGCCTCGTCCAAAGCTGAACGCTGACACCACGCCCATCTGTGGACTAGAGGACACTTGCTCGATGTACGCCTTGTACTTGCGCCCGTCAATCGCTGACCTTGGGAAGTTGGTGATGTCGCAAATAAGCTCCCATAAGTCCTGCAAGGTGTCTGGCATCTTCTCAACGCAAGACTTTCCTCGCTCGTCAATCCATGCGATTCCTCCGGATGCGCCGGGATCTATTCCGATTGTGATTCCGTGTTTCATGCCTTCAAGCGTTGCAGCACGAACTTTGCCTTGGTTCTGAATGACTCATTCTCCCTAGTGAGAGCGTCTGCCCGGTGCTTGGCGGAGATGACAGTAGTGTGATTCTTCCGCTGAAATATCCGGGCAGTTTCTGCAAGCGTGTGGTGTTCGCTGACGAGTGCCATTGCGAGCGTCCTAGCCTGCGAGGGAGCAACCTGCTTATCATAGGCGAATATCTGACTTGGGTGTACGCCAAAAATATCCGCAACAATGCTAATCGTGCGGTACGCTTTATTGCTCGACATCCTGCGGTCAAGCTCGGCGCATAGTTCTTCGGTGGTAAGGTCGTTGACATGTGTTATGGTCATTGGAAAGTGTTTGCCCTATGTGCAACCCTCGGAGCCAAGGGACAGAACCCACCTGCACACTGGTGGTGATTGTTATGCGTGATTTGCTACAGCGTCAATGGCGGAGCAGCGTACGATGATGCCGTTTCCTCTCGCCGGGGCGTACTTATCCACCCGATGCTCTAGGTTGCGAAGGTATGCTACTTCTTTTGCGTTGGCTGGAATGACCCGGTAGAAATCACCCTTGATTTGCGTCGAATTATAGACAGGCGTTCCGTACCTCAAGTCCTTCTCTTCTCGGATGATATCAGGGTTTTTGACCTTGGTTTTTGCGCCAAAATTTAGTGTGCGTTTGATGTATTGCATTGAAAGTGATTTGCCCTGTGGTGAACCCGTGGGCGGCGGGGTTATGAAAACCAGTCACCACTCTGGACAGGGACTAAAAGGGAATTTCTTGCTCGTCATCAACCTTTGTCACGGGCTTGCGCTCGTCGGTGTCGATCTTGATGCTGATGAACTTACCAGCCTTACCCTCGCGGATCCAGCCAGCGAGCTTGTACTCAACGCCTCCGACATCAATCTTGCCCTTGTAAGCAGGACGCTTCGGATTGTCGCCAGTGTCGTTCTTGAAGAGAACTCCTGTATTTTCATTGCTATATTGTTGCATTATCTTGTTTTTCTTTTTGTTTGTTTTTCCAGTATTCTTTTTTGGCTAAAGAAAGTTTTAGGCGATGTTCATCAGAGCGTGGTGGCCTTTTTTTGCCAATTTTTGCTTTTGATAATTTTGCTTTGTGTTCATCAGTAAGTTTAACTCCTTTTCTTGGTGATGGTTTTCCTTTTTTTGCATTAGATAAAGCTAATTTGTGAGCATCTGTAAATTTATGACCTTTTTTCATGATCTGTTTAGATCTTGCTTTTTTAATTTTTTGTATTGTTTCATCACTTGCTTTTTTCCCTTTGTTTGGTCCGGGTTTGCCAAATTTTGACATCCGTTGCACAATGCTCATCCATTTTTTTTGTTGTTCGGATCTTTGACCCAAAGCACCCGGAGTTGATGTTTGCTTGATGTTAAACCATGGTTTCTTTAAGTCTAAATGTTCTTGTTCTTTACATAAAAGCTCAGATTCAAGGCATTTTTCAACGACCTCAAAAATAAACAATTCTGGCCCATGCTTATTCCAAGATCGTTGCAGTTTGATGGAATGATGGCATCCATTTAAAAGCCTCCATCTGTGATTATAAAATCTAGATTCAATTGCTTTAGAGCTTCCAATGTAAATTTTTCCTGTTTTGATGTTTTTGATGCAATAAATTCCGCAAGTCATAATTAAATTATAGCGGAAATCTAACAACAATCAAGAACTTTGTTGATGTTGTCGTAATGTTTACTTTTGTTTAGTTGCCCACTTTGGAGGTGAGATTGTTTGCAGCCCGTCAATTGCTGGCGGGAAATGTTTGGTTTGGACGCACTTGTGCCATTTAGCCAAGGCTTGCATGTAACCCTCGCGGCCCAACTTGATGAAGTCCTCGTCGAGCAGGATGGTTGCCATCTCGAAAGGACGGTCTACTGCCATAAAGACGATGACAAACTCGTCGCGGTTCTCTCCAGAGGCTAGGTTCCAGAGGTCGATGTACATCGCAGCCTGCCAGTGGTATCCTCGGTTTATGACGAGCGATGTCAACTGGTCGAGACTCTCGATGCTCTGGGTGGTCTTGAGATCCATCAGAGACAATCCCTCGCTAGGAACTAGGTCGATCATGCACTTGCAAGGTGTGCCAAACACCTCCGCGAAAACCGCTACTTCAGTCTGGTAGTCTGGAAGATGTTCGATTGCTGGGTTTTTGCGAAACGCATACCCGGCACTCTCGGCTCGGATGTACTCGTCAGCGGTGATGACCTGAATGCCAGTCATGCTGTCACGCCACTCCCGAGCTTCCTTGGTGCGGAAGTCGGAGTAGGGGGAGACGATGTAACTGGTCTCCAGCTTGTGCGGCTCCAAGCATGCTGTGTGGTACAGCGTGCCAGTCCGCATGGCGGGGGTGGTATCCTTGTCGCGGCTTTTGTTGTACCACCTGTATGGACTCGCATTAAAGTCCCAGAGCAGGGACTTGGACACTGGGCCATGAAGGTCTCTAGGGGTTGCGGTGCGGGAGTAGTATTCCTCGCCCAATCCGTGGATAATCTTGCTCATGCGTCACCTCCCTTCTGGAGCTTCTTGGCCTTGGCATCGAGAGATGCGTTAGCCTTGACCAGCACGGGCTTGGTAAGCTCGGACAGGCTTTTTACCGCGAGGTACTTGAGGAAGGCTTCCTCGTCCACTCCAAGCCCTTCCATGCGCTCCTTGAGGCTGGAGATGTCCTGCTGACTTGCTGGAGCCGCAGGCTTGTTGTGAGACGCTGCCTGTCCATCGTCATCCTCCTGCGCGATGCCAGTCATTGCTGCGAGGGCATAGCGGCGAAGGTAGGTGGTGCTAGCCCCCACACCCTGCGCGTCCGCTTTAGCTGGGACGCAGGATGCTGTGCTGCTGATATGTCCACCCTCGGCGTGGAGGATGGTTGTGGTGACGCTGACAAGCGATCCGTCATAAGCAGTGCTTTGGATTATCGACAAGCCATTGGCGGCAAACACAGGTCGCACCGTGTTCAACACTTCAGCGAGGTCTGCGTAGCGGTTCTTGAAGTGCGGATTCACGCTACCCTTGGTTGCGTTCTCGACTTCACTCTGTGCTTTGGATAGGGCTTTTTGCAGCCCTGCGGTTGTATGTTCTAGGTTCATTGTTGGTTCTATTGGTTGTCTGGAATTGTGACCAGATGTGGATACGAGACATCAAGAATGCGTATCGGTCAATATCTTTTTTTCAAGGAAATGTAACCAGTTGAATTCCAATGCCTTACGACCTCTCTTGGAGTCCAGTCTGCCATGAATGAGCGTGGGCTTTTGTCGCAGGAGCAGAGGATGTAAGTGACGCCTGGGTCATAACGCAACTCGTTACTAGGCTTTTTGCATGAACATTTACGCATGAGTCTGCGAGCCTCGTCGAACTCGTACTCCTCGTCGGTCATGCCAACGAATAGATGTTCATTCGTTTACCGTCAATTACTCCAATTCGGACTTTTATAACACCCTTCCTAGCTTGTTTTGCCATCAGGTCTTTAGCCCCACTTTGGCTCATGCCAGTGCGTTCGGAATACTCTAATGAAGTCCACTCATGTTCCTCCTTGCCTTGGCGTGGAGTACCGATAAGGGCGATTGCTTTGTCTAGTGCGTCTAATGCTTGTTTCGTTTTCATTGTTTAGTTTTGTTTAATTAAAGAACACCATGAGGGCTAATCCATACCCCATTCTCATTCGTCGCGTGCCAAGCCTGCCACGAACCTGTCTTCTCGTTTATAAGCCCAAACAGGAAGCCCTGCCTCCAGCCGTGCTTTGCTTGGTAGCGGTCTGCGTAAGTCATCTGGTCAATATCTGCGAGGCATCCAACAGAACAGGACATGCCTCCATCTATGTGACGAGCAACATATGTTCCCGGTGCATGCACATGCCCATGAAGGCAACTTCCCCATCCATCATGGTGTGCTTTCGCGGAGTTTACGGATGACTTGAATCCATGTATTAATTTTGGGCCACCCTCTGGAAGCTGTAGGTACTTACTAACATGGTATGGAACCCACTTGATTTTCCGCTTCCTAAACTCTTCCTCAGCAATTTTAGCTAGGTTAGAACAATGCTCACGAAGCATTCCGTCTGTGCAGGATGTGGAATGCATCCAGATCCTATCATCGTGATTCCCCAAAGTTAGGTATCCCGGTTTGAAAGCGTCCAAGAATTCTAAACCCATTTGATAGTCATCAGCCACTCCGTCTGCTCGCTCATCGGGACTTGCGTTACGCCTTAAACACCCGAAGTCCCAGAGGTCACCTAAATGCACCTTGTAATTCGGTTTCCATGTTTTTGCGAATTCTAGTATCTTCTTTTTAGCCTTTTCACAGACTAGGCTACCGTGGTTATCAGCGGCGACGAGGAACTTTTTGTAGCTCATTGTTTTGTTTGTTTGGTTTGTTGTAGTTTTCCCCACGCTGGGAAAAACAAATGGTCAAGGCAACGCACAACACCTTCCTCCACTTCCTCAAAAGGTTTGCAATGCGCGATGCCTCCAATAGCGAAGGCGGCGTGCATC